AACTTCAACTCACCTAAGAGTGCCCTAAAGTGAGTCGCATTAGCAGCTCCCGTTGGATACTCTTTAACAATCAACTGGCCCAAACCTTTATTAGTGATAGCATTCATCTTCTTATCAAACATATCTTTGGACAGATTCTCTAATTGAGATATAGGCACATTCATTAAGTTAGCATCGATACGTTCAGCAACTCGCTCTTCACTCATTTCCATAGATATGTATAACACATTTTTCATTTGAGTTAGGGCACCAGCAGCAACATGACACATAAACAAAGACTTGCCTACACCAGTACCAGCTAATGCAACGTTTAACGTCTTATTAACCAATCCACCTTTAGTGATCTTATTGAACATCTCTAAGTCGAATGGAAGATGTTCCTCTTCTCTATGATAAAACTTATAACGATCATCTGAGTTCTCGATGTAATCGTGACCAATGTTGGTATCGAATGATACAGCTAAGGCATCACTCAACAGCTCAGGAAGAGCATTCTTGGTTAAATCTTTATGTTTGCCATCAATGATTTCAATTGATTCCATAATAGCAAGGAATATAGATCTATCCTGACACCACTTCTCCGTTTGATCAATTAACCAATCTTCATCAGACTCAGCAGCAGGAGCATTCAAATCGTTGATAACAGAATACACCTCTGTAACCATATCAGCTGGAATGGATGCTCCATCTTGCAACTCAACACTTAACGCATTAGTAGTAGGAAGATTGCCATACTTTGTTACGAATGATATAATCTCATTGAACACCAGCTTGTATGGACCATCAAAGTACTTCTGCTTTAAGTGAGGTATAACTCTTCTTGTATACACCTCATCATGAATCAATGAGCGTAGAATTAGTGTCTCTAAATTCACTCAGAGTCTTCTTTAATCATTGAAGCATGACCAATCTCGTACTTAGTTTTAAGGAATGATTTAAATTCAGGCAATGCTAGAATAGGCTCCCAAAAGTCTTTACCTAAAGCTTTAGCTCTCAATTTAACATCAGATACTTCACCTGTCGCAATATTTACTGGAGAGTACCAACCCATAGTAGGCTTAACAACAAATCCACCTTCAATAGCTGCATCTAATAAACCAGTATATCTTTCAATACCACCTTCCCAAGTAACAGAAATTGGAATCTTGCTCTTCTCTTTAACGAATCGAGACTTTTCAACATTAATAATGAAGTTATATCCTTTAATGTCTTTGCCATCCTTCTCTTGTTGTCTACCAATGATCCAAATGTTATCAGCTGAGTAATAGATACCTGTACCACCTGATACAACAGCTTTAGAGAACATCTCCATTGTTTGGTATGTATGATTGATAGCGAGCATAGGAATATCTTTCATTGAAAGATATGGAGTACACATTCTAAATAGACCTTTCAGGGCTTTGGCTCGTGACATATCAGCAACACTCTTCTCATTCATAGCATCATCCATTTCTTTCTTGGATGCAAGATTACCAATAGAGTCAATCACAATGATCACTTTATCTTCCTTAGCAATCTCTTCCAGTTGATTCACAATGTCAAACTTCAACTCTTCAACATTGGTGATTGGTGTGTGTAACACTCTGCTTGTATCAATACCAAAGCTTTCAAAGTAACTTTGGGGGCTTCCAAATTCTGAGTCGTAGAATAGGATGATAGCATCTTCATGTTTCTTAAGGTAAGCCGCAGCCATTAACAAGCCGAATGAAGTTTTAAAGTGCTTCGATGGTCCTGCCAATACAGTTAGTCCCGATGTCAATCCTCCATCTGGATTGCCAGACAGTGCAACGTTTATCATAGGTACTGGGGTGGGTACCATATCCTGATTTGCAAACAGTTTAGATTTAGACAGTATTGCAGTCTCTTTGATCTTACTATTCTTTTGTAGCTTATCCATTATTCCCATATACATTTCTCCTGTTTATAATATACTATATTATACACTATTCCTTACTTAAAGTCAACGTTTTCATAAGCAAAATTAATTGCTCCTGTAGCCTCTCTTTCTAATGGTCGATTATTATACCAACCGCCATTCTCTCTATCGATCTGAGTACACATCTCTGCGATTTCATTTGAACTGATAGGGTACCTTTGTTTGATTGCTCTCATAGCAATCGATACCATTATCTGATACATCTTACGATACCAACCGGTCTCACTGATTGTATTATACTCAGCAACTAGTGCCTTATTAACGAATGGACAATTGTGATAGCTGTCCCAAGCAATTGAGGTGTTTGTCATTTGGTTCTTTCTGTACTCTAATATTTGATTGCGAACCTTCTCAGGCAAACTGTCTAATAATGCATTTCCTGACGGCTTTTCAGCGTATTCTATGCTGTCCATTAGCACCACTGGACTCATTAACTCCCCAGCATTCGTGAATATGAAGCTATGAGCACCTCCATAATTACCAGGAACGAAGTACATACGACTCAAATCTTTAGTTTGTGGATCACCGATATCCCCCAATGTCTTATTCAAAGCAAACCAGAAGTGTTTAATCTTATTCGCTGGGACGTTCTCTGATAAAGGAAACACCAATCTAAACTTAGGATGTTCTTTGGTTGATGAAGCAGTTGAGTAACACACGTAAGTGTATTGACCATATAGATCATGTAACTCCTTTTCAAGGTTACCTTTAAACGCATGATCATCAACATCAACTGCTGCCCAACCAGCCCAATTAACAACACTCTTGTTAGCTCTAGTTGTATTAGGAAGAAAGGTTGCAGGACTCATTAATGGAGCATCTTTCTTCTCCTTATACTCAACTGAAGATAGCTGATGTAAGAACTTCATGAAATCATCAGGAGTCTCGAACTGCATGTTCTTATCAGTCTTATTGTCATACAGATTCTTGAATATTGTTAGGCTAATCAAAAGAAGTCCTCCAACGATACAGTGGACTCAACACTCCAACCGATAGCATCAAAGATTGGCTCGATCGGTTTAAGGAATGTCTTTTGGAACTGGAGATCTCTATCAACATAATCATCAGCTTTGAATTCTTTAGGAAGATACTCAGGGAATGATACTACATTTGATTTGAGAGGATTGGGCATCTTCATGTATGTAAACTTAATCTTCTCTCCACTTTGTATCATAGTATGCTTATTGTCTAGGTTTCTCATGTTAATAGCATCATTATATATCAACGCTCCCCTAACATGAATAGGAGTCCCTTTAGCATATATGTCACCATCCTTACCTCTCCATTTATCAATCTCTGACACACCTCTAGGGAATGATACTTCATGAGCAGCCAATGTCATGAAGTGTTCTTTAAACTTAGCAACTTCTTCTTGTGTATCAGACTCATCACCTTTAATAATAGTCTTAAATATGTGTTTTAGTGCATCACGACAAGCAGCAGGTGTAGAAGACTTAACAGCTTCCAATCCCATAATCTTCAACTTAGGCTCGGCATACTGTACCCCCTCATTATTATGAACATTCAGGATGTATCGTTTCTTGGCTGTCCATATTCCTTTATCAGCAATAGCCTCTCGTTTCATTACCATCTTCTCAGCAATACCACCTAATGTCTTAAATAAATCTGTGTACGCTACTTCAAGTACCTTCTCCAACTTCTCATGACAAACTTTATCGAGGAATGCAACAGGGTTGTTAGGCTTAACAAGCTGAACGAGAGGATCCATGTTAACATAAACACTATCAGTATCAATAGCAATAATGTGATCATAATTAGTGGTCCCCATAATATCATTCATATAACCATTCAAAGCTCTTTCAGCCCACTTAATAGTTGTTTGACCAGAAGTCGTAATAGCCTCAGCAACATCTTGATTAAAGTATCTAAAGTATTGGTTGCCCATCGCTCCATATAAACTGTTCATCAAAATCTTGATAGCCATCTGTTTATTCTCAGCAATGTTGATATCCTTTTCAATCTTATAGATAGCTTTCTTATCTGACTTAGCAATACCTTCCTTCTCTTGTTGATACTTCAGCATATTCTTCTTAACCACAACACGTTCAGCATATAGATCACCAATGATACGAGGAATCGTTCCTAACTTATCATTTCTGAATCTTAACCCATTAGCAGCAAGACCTGAGTGGGGATCATTATTACGAACCTTTCCATCCATAATAGCTTGAATAGATACTCCCCCTTCTTTCATTACAATAGTCTCGGGACTCATGTTATACTGACAAATGATGTTCGGATATAGTGAGTTCAAGTCAAATGATACTACCCAATTGTGTAGTCCTACCTGAGGAGCTTTAACATAACCACCAGGATAATCACCCTTCTCAGAATGGATATTAGGAGGAACTACAACACCACGACTTGTTAAGTCACGATATAAGATAGAATCCCATACTCCTACAGTACCCATACATTCAGCATAGTTGATACCAGCTTTGTATGACACAACCATTGCGAGTGTGATCAGTCCCATCTTATCTTCTAATCGTTCGATCAACTCAACGTCTTTGATGTTATAGTCGATAAACTTTTGATGGTCTTCCTTGTATAGTGTATATAGGTTAGCGTGTTCTTCATATGATAACTTACGTTCGCCTAGAACTGTATGTGCAACATGATCCAACTTGTAGGACTCTTGCTGTCCATACGAATAACCAAACTTCTTAAACAGATCAAGGTAATCGAGAATAGCAACACCATAGATGTCCCACCAATGAATCTCTTTATTCATTATCTTAGTCTTACGTGGACGATTGTATCCCCAAGGACTTAATCGTTTAGATTCTTTCAATGAACACACTTGAATGATTCTATTCACGAGGTACGTCATATCAAAGAACTTCACGTTCCAACCAGTTACAATGTCAGGATAGTTTAATGCCCATCGATCAATGAAGCAAGTTAATAGATGTTTCTCATCAGTACACTTTCGATAGATAACTTCACTATCCTTCATATATGATTTAGAAACATCATAGTCATTAAGACCATACA